GTCGAGCCATCCCAGCGTCATCGACGCATCTGCAGCTGCAGTCGTGACTACGGCGGTGAACGTGGCCGCCGATGGGTTGTAGATTCCGCACTTCACCCCGCCAGCAGCGGTCACCTTATAGGCAACGGCAAAGTTGTTCGTCCCCGGGATCGCCTTGACGTCGAACCATGGAGCAGCGGCGTCCAGGTCAACGCCAATGGTGAACGTGGCTCCGCCGAAGCCGGCATTTATCGGGGCTGCTGCAATCGTGTTACCCGTCGTGGCAAAAATGGCCGCCCAGTTACCTCCGGTTGAGGCAATTTTTGGGTAGCGCCCGGCGCCGATCGCGGGCCCCAGGATGTTGCCCGCCTGAACCGCCCTTCCCGTGGCCGCCTCGCGAGCGTCTACGTACACGTTGCCGCCGGTGGCATCCGTCCAGATTCCAACGCGCTGACCGATCGTCACGCATGCATCGGGGTCGATGACATCCGGCTGGACAGTCCCAGCGGCCGGCGCCGCAATTCCCGTGACCAGCGCCGTCATCAGCGGATGCGCCGATATCGTCGCCCCCTGGTTCGTCTCCCAGCCGGTGCCGCTTGGACCTTGCGTCCCATAGCGCAGGGCGACCGGGTATGTCAGCGTTCCCAGCCACCCACGGGCAATCGTCCCCAGTCCACCGTTTGCCGTGACGAACAGGTTGTCACCGCTGGTGATATTCCTGGTCGCGCCCAGGGTTGCAAACGCATTGCGCACCCGCATCTCCCCCGTTCGGAGCTGGTACATGTTCTCCAGCTCGAGCAACGAGCCGGGCTGCACCAGCTTGGGGTTTGTCTTCGTGTCGATTGACCCATTGACCAGGATAGGAATCGTCTTGTCCGACAACCCGCGTGCCATCAGACGTTCCTCAGCCACTTCGAGACGCCGTCGGAGACCAGGATGGCCACCACATTCGTCGCCACGACCAAGGACGTCGTTGCATTCACCGAGTCCCCTCGGCTCGGGATTACCGTGACGTTGCCGGAGGACAGATTGAGCAGGAACACCACCGAGCCCACGTTGGCCCCGAGGGCATTCGCGGGCGGCAGGGTGAGCGTCTGACTCGCGCCACCGACGTAGGCGACAATTGAGGCCCCTGGCGGAATGTTAGCGGAGCCGATAAGCGTCGTTACGGTCGACGACATCACATCGTGGTCAGCGGCAAGTGTCTCGATGACGTCCCGAAGCTGCTGGTCAGCAGCGGGGAGCTTGCTGGAGAGTCCCTTGCGGGCCATTTACGGCCAGAAGGTTCCACCGACGTTGTCTACGTCGATGATGGTTGACGGGTCGGACGTGTCGTTGAACTCAGCGGCGATTTCGTCCATCCGCTCGCGCTGTTCCTCTTTGAGGCTGCCCGCGAGTTCGTAGGACTCGTCCTTGAGAGCGCCCTTGATCGCCATATCCGTCTCGACGAAGTCCACATACGGCTCGAGCACCGCGGCGATGTTGGTATTGTCCTGGGAACCGTCGGTCAGCCACGCCACTGGGCCCGCCAGGTAGTAATAGGCGTAGTTCCCCGCGCACAGGATCGCCGGCTCCACGACGAGATTCCCGGCCTGGATATCGAACGCCAGTTCACGCCCGAAGCCCCAGGCCATGAGTTGCCCCCGGGCGTCTCTCTCCCCGAACGGATACCGACGAAGCGTCAGCCGTGCCGCGGGGACGCTTGGGTCCTTGGTGACACCGCCCTCCCGAAGGGACCGGAAGTCGGCCGCCAGGGCTACGGTATTGCCTCCCAGGCCCGTCAGGGTGAAGGTCTGCGCCTTGTGGAATCTGCCAGGCGACTTGACCACCAGCATGCGGTAAAGGCGCTCCTGAGCTTGGTTGGCCCACCGTCGCCAGGTGACATCCCCGACGACGGTGTTATTGAGGAGGTCGGCGCGGTCCTTTGCGCCGAGCATGATGGTCGACAGAGGCGTCGCCACCGGTTACTTCCGGGTGACGTCGTTGAAGGTCTTTAGCGCTTCGCAGAGAGCCTTGACGTCCACCACCTTCGGGTCGGCTCCGAGGGCAGAGGCAACCTGCATTGCCGCGTCTTCCTCGGCGTTGTACTCCGTCGGAGCCTCGCCCTCGGCCGCTTCGTCGTCCACCCCGCCCTTCGGAAGCTTGTCCGGGGGCGGGATGTTCTCAACGATGTCGTCGACGCTTGCCATTACGCCCTGACGGAGTCGTAGACCGGCAACTCCCAGGTGACGATGTCACCCGACGTCGGGTTGGTGGCCGTGGCCCCGTCGGCGGCAGTGCACTGGATGGTGAACGTAGAGATGCCCGTTGTCCCCGCGAAGTTCGCCGCGGTGACGCCCGTGAGTGCGGCATCTTTCGCAGCGTTCGGCACGGTTCCCGCGGTGGGTCCGACCAGCATGGCGTAACCAGCGCCCGCGCGTCGATAGCCGCGGTGGATGGTCCCGTCATAACGACCGGCGGTGGCGTTCTTGACGAACGTCACCCCGCAATCGCGGAGACCGGCCTGGGCATTGATTGCCCCGGCCGCCCCAATTTCGATCCATCCCTTGAGGACGGTCTCATTGGGCATGATTTGGCGTGAATTTCGGTGCTTTTGCTGCTCGGCCATGGGTCAGGGTCCTTTCGAGGACCCAGGGGCCGGCACTACTAGCCCCCGGGTGTCCCGGTTTTTGTTAGGCGAACTTCAGAACCGCGCAGGCGGCGCCGTTGTTGACCGCGATGCACTCGAAGGCCTCGGTGCGGGCCTCGATACCGGCGTCCGCCGACTGGCGGAGAACCGCGTTGCCGTCCTCGTCGTCCATGTGCGGGGCCTGTCCCATCGACGGGTGGTCGATGGCCTTGGGGTCACACACGTACGCCTCGGAGTTGGGGCAGTACTTGTCCGAGATGACCGGCAGTTCCACGCCATCGGCGTAGACCAGGAGGGCTTTGTAACCCGTCCCGCCACGACCGGTGATCATGGTGTACTGCTTGTCCTCCTGCGACGCGCTGAACTCGATGAACTTGTCCACCGAGACAACCGCGACGAGACGGTCCGCGTTGCCGACCGTGGAGCAGAGGTTGGCCGCTTCGACCAAGCCCTGTGCCATGGACTTCCCCGTGGTCGTGCAGTCGATGATCCAGCCGAACAGGAAGCTGTTCGTGGTTCGGTCGTTCCCGAAGAAGTTCTCGCCACCCGACGGCGCCGTGGTCGGCACCCAGGCGGGGAGACCCGCGGGGCGCAGACGGGCGGGAGTCGCCGAGTCCTGGCGGTCACCCTTCGTGAAAATGATATCGTTCTGCGTGAGACCCGCGATGGTGTTGAGAGCGACATCCATGTCGATGGTCCCGGCCGAGTAGTTCACCTTGGCCACCACGCCGGACTGACCAGCGCGGAGCGTGTTGGCGCTGATCGTCTGGCTGAACACCAGCTTCATGCCCTTCACGAAGCGGAACGCCATGGAGCGGTCCACGGCGGCCGTCCGAGGGTTGCCGAGCGTGATCGTGGTACCCGCGCCGATGGCATTGGTGACCGAGGCCAGCTCACCGAAGCCGGTCGTGAACAGCGCGACCGAACGGCGGTGACCCGAGTACCGGAGAGCCGAATCGATTTCGTGCCGCAGCACGGGAATCCATCCGCCCTTCTGGTTTCGGGTGCGGGCAATCTGCCCCTTCGAGACGCTAGGCGCCTGGAAGTCGTCACACCAGTCCACCTTGAACTGGAAGCCCGAGCTCTGGGCGTTCTGCCCGCGCTCCTGTGCCTCGGAGAAGGTGGCCGAGCCCGACGGGTTGTCGCCAACGACCGTCAGGAAGTTGTAGCTATCACCCGCGCCGTCGGTGTGGTGCTTGACCAGGTTGAGCAGCCGGGAGCTGTTCTTGCTGATCGTGTTGATGACAACGTCGTTGCTGTAGAACCGTTTGAGGAATGCTGCGCCGGAAGTCGGATTTGCACCGGAAGCCATGGGCTACTCCATTCACACGCCCATTTCCGCGAGGATTTGGGCTTGCCGCTCGTCCGGGTCCAGCGACAGCTCAGCCTCGGTATGAGGCGAGTCCGCGACTGGGACACTGGAGAGTGACGTGGGCGCCTTCTTCGCTGGGGCGCTTGCTGGCTTCGCCGGTGGCGTGTCTTTCTTCACCTCGGGTGAGGCCGACACGGGCGCACGCTTCCCGTATCGCTTGGACTTTTCGAGCGCTGTCGCGTGGGCGTCCTCGACCGCTTGCGCAGCCTGGTCCCAGGACAGGATTGCAGGAACGACAACTTCGCCTTTCTCGTTCCGCTGAGAATGCTTTTCGTAGTAGCCGGTGATGACGTCGATCACCTTGGTCTGCAGGCCCAAGGCATTGACGACGTCGAACCGCTCGTCTGCCCGAACCTTGGCAACGATGTCGTTGCGCCAGTTCGCGGCGATTTGCTCCTGCTCGCGCTGGGCGGCCTTGGCATCTCGGTCCGCCTGCTCCTGGCGGAGCTTGGCAACCTCCCGCTCG